CGGGCTAAAGTTTGCAATGCCGCCTTCTTTGATCGCTGCAAGACCGCCAAGCGCCATCTTCTTTGTCTTACGTTTTTTCATAGTCCTGTTCCCTGTAAGTTGGGAGCCCATCTGGGATCGAGATATTGCCATTACCACTTTACCTTATGGCTCCAGTAACGAGCGGAGAGTTTGCTGGGATTCGGATCCTGCGCGTTATGACGAGCGTAATAACTTCTCTTGCGTGCTTTATCCTTTGCGGACTTCGGGTTTTTACCCGCGCCCCTTACGCCCTGTTGACCGAAGCGGATCGTCTTTACCTTGTCACCCTCTTTAGCCACAACAACGTGAGACTTAGTCGGATGGTTCGGAGTGCGCTTCGGCTTATTAACGCCAGATACGCCAGCGCGCTTTACCGCTGCTCTTGCTTTCTCTGCCGTTGTTTGCGCCATCTTATCTATTCCTCAGCAAGCTTTCGAGGTGTTTGATAGTGGCATTAGCCTCCGCTAATTGCGCCTTCATATCAGCCATCTCCATGAGCAATTGCTCTTTATCGGCAATTACCTTGTCTAACTTCGCAGACAAACGATCAACCTGCTCTCGCAAGGTGTCGCTGAATTCTCCGCGCTCTTCCTTATCCTGCAAAGCACGTTCATGAGCATGCTTAGAACGCACAGAGAGAAACTGCCACAATCCGCCGGCACCTACTAAAGCCACAATAATCGGCGTGAGCATGTCCATATCGATATTCATTTAACTTCTTCGCCCTCTAAAACGAACACCATGCGTTCTCGTTCAAGAATCTGGCGATGAACCAGATTTGCAAGATACAAAGACCACAACGCCATCATAACAGTTGCAAGTCCGTGGCTAAACATTTCGACCATGTTCATGCTCATTTCTTGAGGCGCATAACGCGCCATAGTGCCATTATTCATGCTGTAATATACAGGCCCAGCAGGCGCTGGATCATGCATAAGATAAAATGTCAAAACCATCATCGACAAAACAAAGTCTGCGATCAATGTCGCCATCAGTATCTTTTTGTTAAGCCAGACAACTGCTGCAGCAACCAGTATTGAGGTTCCGACCCAGCAAATTAATATCAGGTCAGGAACCATTTTATAAAACATACCGGCATATGTAATGCCTACCAAAGAGCAAGCTATATGCTGAGCCGGGCCATTCGCAGTTCTTATTGCGTTATATGTTCCACGAAGGCCCAGCATATTATACCTCAGCTATAGAAGAAGGTCATCGCTGTGATGTTTGTTGCCGCAGTGATCAGAACATCGCTTTGAAAGCGAACCCCGTTGTCGGGGATGTTTACCGAGTGAGAGTCACCGGCAAGAAAGTCCAGATCGACCAGCGTTGCACCACCAGAGCCGTCTGTCAGAGTCAAGCGCCCAGCACCACCCGTGGCGGTAAGCACCTGAATCTGGCGGATGCGAGCCGGCCCCACAGCAAGGGAGCCGGTTGCCGTCATCCGCTTAGTCTGAATATCAGAGTAAGCCACGGATCAATCTCCTATTAGGATGGAGTTACGGCGTTGGTGCCGTCTGCATCAACCCAAGTCGAAGCTGCAAGAGCACCAGTTGCAACTTTAAGTTTGCTGTTGGTTGTCTCAAACACAATGCTGCCAGCGGCTTTGTTCGCGGTATTTACTGCGTTTGCAACATCAGCAAGACCAGTTGCAGTGATTGTGGGAAGCTGGAGATAGCTAACATCGGCACCGCCAGTGATGTTGCCTGTTACGTTACCAGTTACTGCGCCAACAAAGCCGTTGGTGGAAGTCACCGGGCCGGAGAAAGTAGTAGAAGCCATATTTTCATACCTCATGCACAAGGGTTTCGCCGTTCAGTCTGTGCATCGTCAGGAGGGCCAACCTGTCTGCACGGCTATGAAAGAGCCCTGCAAAAAGAATACATGAGATGAGGTCAAAAAGAAAGGGCCACCGAAGTGGCCCTCTCAAGATCTTGTAGCGCTGATTATGCGCCGGGCGAGCCGTAGATGCCCAAAGGATCAGAAACGCCGAAGCTGTAACGCTCACGCGCCTTGTAGCGCACGTTACCGGTATCGAAGTCACCGTCCATCGATGTGCTCATTGCAGTCCGCACGAAGTGCTTCATGCCGTTTGGAACATCGGTGGTGATGAAGAATGCATCTGCGTCAGTCAGGTAGTGGTTGACGCGGAAGCCTTCAGGGATCGAACCGTTGTTGCGCAGCGCGTTGATGTCGTTGTCAGCAGTGCCGGTGCGCAACTCAGTCTGGAGCAGACGGGTTGCAACGAACATCAATGCAGGCGGAACAATCAGCTTGCGAGGACGGGCTGCAATCAACAAGCCGCGCTCATCAGTGAACGCTGCGATGTCGATAACTGCCTGCTCAAGCGAGGTTTCGTTCAAGTCCGCATCAACCGAAGGACGGTTGCGGTTTACAGTGCCTTCCACAGTTGGGTGGGAAGCGCTGAACAAAGTGACGTTGTCACCGGAGTTGAAGGTTGTGAAACCGTTGTTGAGCAAAGATGCTGCTTTAACCTGCTTCGTGTAAGCCATCGCGCGAGCAAGCGCTTTGGTGTAACGAGCGGAGAGCGAGTCATACAGGTTATCTTCCATCGCCTCTTCGGTGATGGAGAAGCCCATAGCCACGGTCTCGTGGTTATAGCGAGCAGTGAACGCCTCTTGTGCGTTGTCGTAAGAGATCGCCGCACCTTCCGATTTTACTGGCGCTGCGCCAAAACCGGAAAGTTTTACCTCTTCCTCAAAACTACGTTCTGAGGTTTCGGTTTCGTAAATCTCAGCATGCTCGTTCTCGTAAGTTGCATACTCCTGACCGAACAGAGCGTTCAGGCCGGGAAGGAGTTCTTTGAGAATCTGGGAACGTGAAATTGTCATGTCATATCCTCCTTATACACCGAGCGAGTTGGTGTAAGAGTGGACACCCACGTTCAGCTTAACGATGAACTCTGGATAGTCATCGGACTCAGTGCCCTTGACTGTGTCAACAATACGAACCGCAAGCGTTGAGGTTGCTGCAAGGCTGCCACCGTTGGAGCCAACAGTCATCAAGATACCGGACTTGCCAGTGGAGCTCGATGCAGTTGCAAAGGTAAGAGCCGCGTTCTTGCCGATTGCGCCCGGCCAGCCGGAACCATCGGTGCCGCTGTTGAAAGTGCCGAGTGCTGCAGAGCCTTTGATCTGGAACAGTGCATCTGGATCATCCATCACGCGGACGAAGATTTCAGTTGCGCCGCCAGTTGCAAGGTTTGCTGGCATGTAGTTGTTGTAGGTAGGCTGACCTTCGCTGGAGACATAACGAGAACCAACGCAAACACCAACGATACCTGCAGTTGCGTCTGCAGAAGTCGCTGGAATTTTAACAGCAGTTGGAGTCGAGGTCGCAGCGGAGGGCTGGCCCGAAGACGAAAGAACAACAAGATCACCGTTGTAAATTGCAGCAGAGTTGTTGGCTGCAACTTTGAATTCACGAATGACCCCGCCGTTAAAAGGCTGACCACCGATAAGGTTTACCGGGGAAAGCCCATAGGGAGTGGCTGTAGATGCCATAACACTTCTCCTATAAGAACAGGGTTAAGGCAAATGATTCATTCACTTGCCAAACGAAGTGCGCGTGTTTCGCTCAGGCCGGAGCACTGGCATACGCGGATCGGACTGACGTAAGTAGCTGTTATCAACTGCTTCCATCTGCTTGTTTGACGCTTCGAGCAATTGCTCTGTGCGGTCATCAGCAATATCCTTGTCAATTGCGCAGAGCATGAGACCACCAACCTCAATGTTATCTGGGAAGCGCGAATCCAGATCCGGCAACAGTTGCATCTCAGGATGATCTGCTGCTTTCACGGGCACATAGCCCTCACGGAATCGTGCCGAAACATTCGGGTTGTCGTTCTGCCCTAGCAGGGAGGTGCGAATCCATCGGTAATGCAGGCCGTCTTTTGGCTCTGGGGTCGGGAGAGCGGATGGCCGCTGCCACGTTTTCTTACGTTCAGTCGTTTCGCGAGTCTGAAGTTCGCGTGGGGTGCGATCAGCCATGTTGCTGCTCCTTTAAAAGTTGCGCCGCGTATGCTTCGGGCGTGATGCCAAGTCGTTTAGCCAGTGCCACTTGGGTCTGGGTTAACTTAACTTTTTTCGGGTTTTTCGAACTACGAGTAGCTGGGGCAACCACGTTGGCCTTTTTCTTTGGTGCAACCTCAAACTCCTCATCGGAGTCGTCAGTCGAGAACTTGTCCGCAAAGCGCTGACGCACTTGCCGGTTGATCTCAGAATAGTATTTTTCTGAGTTCGGATCAACGCCGTTATAGACTAATTCCTCATGCACACCCAACGCAAAGGCCGTCATCTGACGATCCTTGCCATACCAGTCGTTTTCAGAGAGCCACTCTTTCTGGCGCTCATCAAGCTGAGGCACCTGTGGCTGCTGCTGATACTGGGGTTGCTGAGGTTGCTGCGGCTGTTGTGCTGGCTTGGGCTTATAGCCCTTTAGGCGATACATATCATTGTTGAGAGAGGTAAGTTTTTCCTGCGCCTCAATCATCTTGTCTGTATCACCAAGCTCATATGCGTCCTTATAGGACGCTTTTGCTTGCGTCAGTTGCGCCTCAAGGCGCGCTTTAGCCTGCTCAACAAGGGTTCCCTCGTTTTGCTGCAATTGCTGACGGAGCTTTTCGTTTTCAGACTGGAATGTCTGAGTGACACGCAGGAGTTCTTCCCGCTCACGAGCCAGTGCCTGACGTTGACGCTCTGCTTCTTTTGCTTCGAAGCTGAGTTTCTTCATCCGCTTTTGGACGCGGTCACTATATGACTCGATCTCGTCATCTTCCGGGATATCCGGCCCCTCATAGTCTTTAACGCGCGGCTTATCGTCCTCCGCAACGTCATCAACTACTTCGATTTCGAAATCATCAGAGGAATTATCGGCCTTTGTATCGACCTGACGCTCTTCATTGAGGTCTTCTTCCAGTTCCTGCTCGATATTTTCTGCTGCATTACTCATCGTTATGCCCTCTTATACCCGCGCGGATCCTCAACCACCGCCTCAACAGTGTCATCATTGATAAGACGGAACT